CGGCCTTCCATCGCGCGGTTGATTTCCTCTTGGACGATGGCCGCCACTTCCTCGCGGTTGACGCTGGCCCCGGCAATTTCCTGAATGGCCGCCGCAAGGGTTGCCATTGCGCCGCCAGCGACGGGCGCGGGCTTGGCCGTTTCGACGGGCGCGGGCTTGGCCGCCGTGACAGTTTCCGCCGCCGTCGCCGTCGTGCCAGTGTCGGACGTGTCCACCGTCACTTCCGAAATGCCCCACGCCGTCAAAAGCGCGATGCATTCGTCTTTCTTGATATTGCCGCTGTTAACGCCGGGGTTGGCGGCCATGTGCGCTTTCCAAAGCGCGGTTTGCGCCGTCACGGCATCCCGCAATTCCTTTGCGCTGGCATTGTGAATGGAAGTCTTGAACATTTGGCTATTCCCTTGGTTGGTTGTGTGGTTGCGCCGGAGTGTTTCCCCCGGTCGCAAATCAGTCTTAGCATGACTTGTGCGCCAGACGCAAGCAATATCATCCAACTTGGACCGCGCCCGCAAACCCCGAAAAACCGCCGCGCCGCGATACCATATATACTAGGCGCGCCGCGCCCCGTCCTTTCCGCGCCCGTTGCCGCGATTGTGCGCCGCACAAAAGCAGGCCCATAATTCGGGAATATTAGAGAAAAGTGATATGCGCGCTGGCGGCCATCGCCGGGGGAGGGGGTGCGGATGTACCGGGGGAAACTCTTGGCCGCTGGCGGCCCGTTTCTGGCCCAGCAAAAGGCCATATAACATTCCTAAATCTAGGATTAAAGTGTAGAATTTCACGATATTCCTACAAATTAGCGAAAGTTGAATAAACCTAAACATCTAATCCTATGTGTGATAGCCATCACACTTTTCGCATGTGCAAAATGTGTTACGGCACACAATTCCAAAATTCGTTTGTATGCAAATGAATAGTGGACTACTAAATTCTAACAATGGACCAGACCACCCCCGAAAAGGCCAAGGCAAGGCCGCGCGGCGCTCCCGCAAACGTCCGGGAGAAAATGGCGCGCTTGGACGTGCTGGCGCACAAGGCAATCCGGTTTTGGGAACGGACCCTAGACGAAAAATCCGACGCGACCACGGGTGAGAAAATCCAAGTATCCAAACTGGTAGTTGAATATGCTTGGGGCAAACCAAAGCAGCAACTACAGGTAGATGCTAAGGTTGAAGTCAACCACACCGCGCACAAAGAGGCGCTTTTGCTACTGGCACAAGCGGCGCATGGTCCCGTGATTGACGCTAAACCATTGAACCAACTGGACAATTTGGCCAATGTGGAAAATGTGCCACTCTTGTCACATGGCGATGTGATTGACTATGCAGTCAGTCAGTCAACCAATGGTGGCTTGGTTGACTATGTAGTCAGTCAGTCGGATAACTCTACCAGCCCGGTAGGGATTAGCGACCCCCCTCCACCCCCGGCTGGGACCCCCGGCGGTGGCTATGACATTGGGCAGGCTCCCCCGCTGGACACAAAAAATGACGAGTAACCCCCCGGCACCCCCTGTGTCGCTGGCGGAAGCCCACGCCATTTTTATTGAGGCGTATAAGGACAAGCCCGTCGCGTTCGTCCGCAACGTCCTCAAAGCGGAGCCGGACAAGTGGCAAATCGAGTTCCTTGAGGCCATCGCCGCGGGCACGCGCCGTATCAGCGTTAGGGCAGGGCACGGCGTCGGCAAGTCCACCGCTTGCGCGTGGGCCGCAATCTGGCACATGCTCACCCACTATCCGCAGAAGACCGTGATGACGGCCCCCACCTACGGCCAGCTCTTTGACGCGCTGTTCTCGGAAATAAAATTTTGGGTGAACAAGCTCCCCGACGCGCTGCGCGACCTGCTTGAGGTTTACTCGGAACGCATCACGCTCAAGGGCTCCCCCGAAGGCTCGTTCATTTCCGCGCGCACGTCCTCCGCCGACAAGCCCGAAGCCTTGGCCGGTATCCACTCCGAACACGTGCTCCTGATCGTTGACGAAGCCTCGGCCATTCCCGAACCGGTGTACGAAAGCGCCGCGGGCTCCATGTCCGGGCATAGCGCGTGCACGATCCTCATCGGCAACCCGACGCGAAACTCCGGCCTGTTCTTCCAGACCCACCACGGCCTGTCCTCCGAATGGAAGACCATGCACGTCTCCTGCGTGGACAACCCCCGTGTGTCCGCGGACTTCGTGAAGCAGATCAAGGACACATACGGCGAAACATCCAACGCCTTCCGCGTCCGCGTCCTCGGTGAGTTCGCGCTGCGTGAAGATGACACGCTTATTGCAGCCGAACTTGTCGATGCAGCAATGAGCCGAGATGTCACTTTGCCCAAGGACGCGACACTGGTTTACGGCTTGGACGTGGCGCGCTTTGGTTCTGATAGGTCCGTCCTTTGCAAGCGCGTTGGCCCCGTGGTGACGGAGTTCAAGGTTTGGCAGGGCATGGACCTTATGCAGCTCGTTGGCCATGTGGTGAACGAGGCCAAAGTCGATAAGCCGACTGAAATTTGCGTGGACAGCATTGGCCTTGGCTCCGGTGTAGCCGACCGCCTGCGTGAGCTTGGCTACAATGTGCGGGATGTCAACGTGGCGGAAAGTTCCGCGATGGAGCCAACCGCTGCCAAATTGCGGGACGAATTGTGGGTCAATCTGAAAGACTGGCTCAACGCCCGTGCCTGCAAGTTGCCCAAGATGGACGACCTGCGTCAGGAGCTTGTGTCACCGACCTACACGTTCACGTCCAACGGCAAGATCAAGGTTGAGAGCAAAGCTGAGTTGAAGAAGCGGGGGATGCGTTCTCCCGACATGGCCGACGCCCTTTGCCTTACATTCGCATCCATCCACGCGCAGGTGGGCGGGCGCGCCTTGAGTTGGGTCCCCGGAAAGCCGCTGCGAAGGAACATTAGAGGGATTGTTTGAGTGGCAGACCTCCCCGAGAACGTAAAGCTGTTTCCGGGCGTGACCGAAATCCCAAAGCCCCCCGCAGAGAGCGGCGCAATCCCACACCGCACGTCGGTAAAGGCGTTGTACAAGACGGCGCTAAAGCTGGACGTGCGCGATCTTGTTGTCATCGGGAAACTCCCGGACGGGGAACTGTATATCGGCTCGCAAAGCGACGACCTGCTCCATGTGACCGGCTTGCTGGCGAGTGCGGTGACGTGGATGACGCTCCCCGAGGACCCTGAGTACGAATACTGGGACGGCGAAGAACCAACCGGCTGACCGGCCAAGTTGGTTGGATGGTTGTGCGCGAAACGAAGTTATGTTACACACACAAGTTATTCTGGCTTGCGAACCAAGGACAATTGTATGCTGCCGATGATTTCCCGAATGGGTCGTCCGGCCAATGTGCCGGGTCTGCTGGGCTCCTCGCAGCCCATGCCCCTCCCTTCCATTGACCCCTCTCAGCTTCCGCCCAACGCGGCGGCCCCGTACATCCCGCAGCAGCCCATTGACCTGTCGCAGGTGGAGAACCTTCCGGCTATCTCGGCTCCGGGTCAGCCCCCGCAGATCGGCGGCCCCGGTCCCCGCTTTAACCCCGGCCAGCCCCCGCAGATGGGCCAGCCCGGTGCGCTGCCCCCGGCCAATCCGGGGCAGGGCCGCGGCTACGCCTTTGGCCGTAACCGTCCCGCGGGCCAGCAGCCGTACCAGATGCCGGGTTTCGGGGGCCGCGGCCCGCTCGGTCCCCGGATGAGGGGGCTCTAATGTCGGCACGTGACGCTGAAAGCGGTTCAAGCACATACAAGGGCGGCTCGGGCCGCGCCGGAGGACTGGGCAATGGTGGCATCGGCGGCGGTATGGGCGGCGGTGGCAACTATGGCGGCGGCATGGGCGGCGGCGCAGGCCGCAACGGCGGAATTGGCAATCGCACGGGCCTGACCACCGGCAACCGCATGGTTGGTGGCGTGGCCAAGGGCCGTCCCGGTGGCTTGGCTATGAACCCCGGCGCATGGGGTGTCCGCCCGACCGCGCCGGTTAGAAGCGGCCCGATGGGCCGTCCCGCCGTTCCGGGGCTCTTGGGCGCTACGCCCGCGCCCGTGGCCGGGGTGAACCCGGTCCCTGAAACGGTCCCCGCCGCAGTTTCCGCGGCCACGTTCCAGAACCCATACGAGTTCAATCCAACAACCATCCCGAAAGCCGTAAGCGAGCTGATGGCCCAGTATCAGCAGCGGTACGGCTCACCCCCACCTTCCGCACCCAAGCCCGGCCTTTCCTACAACTACAACATCAAGCTTGAGCCGGGGCAGAGCCCATACGCGTTTTGGGGCGGCGGCGGCCTTGCGCACGGCAACCTCCCGGCCAACCGCGGCCCCAGCACCATGACCCAAAGCTGGGGGCCGGGTGGCGACCAGTGGGGGCCGAACCCCGAAACCTACGATGAGCGCACAGGTGCCTACTAATGGCTGACGAAACTCGCAAAGGTAAAGCCCGCCTTGAGGACCCGTCGCGGTCCATGAACCGCGCGATGGCCGGTATGTACGCGAACCGCAATGCGCGCGGCGGCGGCATGCTTGGCGGCATCATGGGGTGGGCGGGCCTGCCGGGTGTACGGCGCAACGCCTACAATTTCTATGGCAACGGCGGCATGGGCGGCGGCTTTTCGTTCGGCGCGGCTGGCAACGGCGGTGGCGGCGGCGGTGGCGACGGCGGCAATGACCCGTCCACGGACCCCAACGATCCGGCGGCGCTTGGCAAGCTTGGCAAGGTTGGTGGCTTCCCCCAGTGGTACATTGATTGGTTCAACTCGCAGGGCAAGTACGGCGGCGTTCCCCCGGTGCAGGGGCTCCTGTAATGGCTGAAAGCGAAGCCAAGCCGTCCGACGACGAGAACGAAATCGAGAATGACGACGCGATGAGTGAGGAGGATATTTCCTCCGCGCTCAAGCACGCCATTGACGACGCCGCGGACTATGTGGACGGCGAGATTTCGCACGACCGCCTGCAGGCGATGGAATATTACCGCGGCGATCCGTTCGGTAACGAGGAAGAAGGTCGCAGCCAAGTCGTTATGACGGAGGTGCGGGACGTGGTGCTGTCCATGCTCCCGTCCATCATGCGCATCTTTACGGCCAGCGAGAGGCCCGTGGAGTTCGCTCCGCGCCGCGCGGACGCCATTCCGCAGGCCGAACAGGCTACCGACTACGTGGAG